AAAGATAACAGACTTAATGTTATTTTAAAAGCTCGTCAGTTGGGTATATCAACATTAACAGCTGGATATTCACTTTGGTTGATGACTTTTCACCAAGATAAAAATATTCTTGTTATTGCTACAAAACAAGATACTGCTAAAAATCTTGTTACTAAGGTACGAGTGATGCATGCTAATTTACCATCTTGGTTAAAACAAAATTGTGTTGAAGATAACAAATTATCTTTAAGATATAAAAATGGTTCACAAGTTAAAGCTGTAGCAAGTTCAGAAGAAGCTGGTCGTTCAGAAGCACTATCTTTATTAGTACTTGATGAGGCGGCTTTTATCGAAAAAATTGATACGATATGGGCAGCGGCTTCACAAACACTATCTACGGGTGGTCAATGTATAGCATTATCTACACCTAATGGTGTTGGTAACTGGTTTCATAGAACTTGGATGGATGCCGAAGATGGGATAAATGGATGGAACTTTATAAAGTTACATTGGACAATACACCCAGAAAGAGGAGAAGAGTGGAGAAATAAACAAGATTTATTATTAGGGCCATCATTAGCGGCTCAAGAGTGTGATTGTAGTTTCATAACTTCTGGTCAAACTGTAATAGATGGTTTGATTATAGAAGATTATAGAGAGAATCACGTAAAAGAACCATTAGAAAGAAGAGGATTTGATTCAAATATGTGGATATGGGAGTATCCAGATTACTCTAAAGATTACGTATTGAGTGCTGATGTTAGTAGAGGTGATGGTTCTGATTTTTCTGCGTTTCATGTACTTGAAATAGAGTCAATGAAACAAGTAGCAGAATATAAAGGTAAACTTGGAACAAAAGATTTTGGAAATATGTGTGTAAGTGTGGCAACAGAGTATAATAAAGCTTTATTGATTGTTGAGAACAACAACATTGGTTGGTCAGCAATACAGACCATAATAGATTCGGAGTATCCGAACATATTTTACACATCAAAAGATTTAATGTATGTGGATACATCAAAACAATTAACAAATAGATATAGAAGTCAAGATAGGAACATGGTACCAGGATTTAGTATGACTACTAAAACAAGACCATTAGTAATAGCTAAATTAGAAGAGTATTTTAGAGAAAAATCTGTTACTATTAATTCCCAAAGACTAATTGATGAGTTGTTTGTATTTATATATAAGAATAGTAGAGCTGAAGCGATGCAAGGATACAATGATGACCTTGTTATGAGTTTAGCAATAGGACTTTGGGTTAGAGATACTGCGTTAAGATTAAGAGCGGAAGGTATTGAATTGACAAAACGTTCATTTGATTACTTTCAACATCACGGCACTATCTATTCCGCCGATGATAATGAAAACGAATCTTGGAAAATGGAAGTACCCAATAGTGATAAAGAAGATTTGACCTGGTTAATAGGTAAATAATTAAGTAAGTGAGGAAACAATGGCCGACAAGAGTTTAAGAAGTAGACTAAAGAGATTATTTTCATCCAATGTGATTGTAAGACACGCTGGTGGAAGAACTTTAAAAGTTGCTGACACAAATAGAGTACAAGCTGTATCAGACTTGACAGATAGATATACTAAATTGTATAGTAATCTACAAAGCCCATATGGTGTTGGTAGACAAAAAGCAACTACTGATAGAGGACAGAGAGCTGGTCTATTTTCTGATTACGAATCAATGGACAATGATTCAATTTTATCATCTGCACTTGATATATATGCAGATGAGTCTACAATGAGGTCTGAATATGGAGACATATTACAGATACGTTCAGAAGACGATAATATACACGACATATTACGTAATTTATTTTATGATGTTATCAACATAGAATTTAATCTATGGCCATGGATTCGTAATATGTGTAAGTATGGTGATTTCTTTTTACAATTAGAAATAGCAGAAAAGTTTGGTATTGTAAATGTAACACCAATATCTCCATATACTGTATCAAGGGTAGAGGGAGAAGACCCAACAAATCCACACTATGTAAAGTTCATTGTTGAAGACCCAGAAACAAAATATACAGTTGGTGGTACAAGACAATTAGAATCAGAATTAGAAAATTATGAAGTTGGACATTTTAGATTACTATCAGATAGTAATATGTTACCTTATGGTAAATCTATGATTGAAGGAGCTCGTAAAGTTTGGAAACAATTAACTCTTATGGAAGATGCTATGTTAATACATCGTATAATGAGAGCACCAGAAAAAAGAGTATTTAAAGTTGACATCGGAAACATACCACCAAACGAAGTTGATAACTATATGCAACGAATCATCAATAAGATGAAGAAAGCACCAGTTATTGATAAAGAAACTGGTGACTATAATTTGAAATATAATGTTCAAAATATAACAGAAGACTTTTTCTTACCAGTTCGTGGTGGTGATAGTGGTACAGAGATTGATACGGCCGCTGGATTGACATTTGAAGCTGTAGATGACATTGAATATTTAAGAAACAAGATGTTAGCCGCATTAAAGATACCGAAAGCTTTCTTGGGGTATGAAGATGAAGTTAATGCTAAAGCAACTTTAGCGGCAGAAGATGTTAGATTTGCTCGTACTATAGAAAGGATTCAAAGAATCGTAGTTAGTGAGTTAACAAAGATTGGTATAGTTCATTTATATGCACAAGGTTACACAGATGCAGACCTTGTTAATTTTGAACTATCACTTACAAATCCGTCAATGATATATGAACAAGAAAAACTTGAATTGTGGTCTACAAAAATTGATTTAGCTGGTTCTATGAAAGATAATAAGTTACTATCAACAGAATATGTTTATGACCAAATTTTTGGTTTTACAGCACAAGAAAAAGACTTAGTAAGAAAACAAATCATTGATGACCAAAAGAGAGAATTTAGATATACCTCTATTTCAGACGAAGGTGCTGACCCAGCGTCACCTGGTGGTTCTGGTGAAGATGAGTATGGTGAAGACGATATGGTAACACCAAGTAAAACTAACTACTATACTGCTAGAGATAAAGCTAAAAAGAAAAAACAAGAAAACGAACTTGGGCCAGAAGGTGGTTCTCCACCAGGCGGACACGATGGAGCAGGTAGACCAAAACGACCACCTAAATTTGGTAAAGATGGTTCTGCTAGAGGAAGAGACCCACTTGGTGTAGTGGACATGCGTAAGGGTGGAAAGTCTATAGCGTTAGCACATTTAGATAAGTTAAAGAAGTCTATGAATAATAGTGACTTAAAACTGATAAATGAAACTAATTCTGTAGAAGAAGAGTATAAACGTGAAGTAAATGACACTTTAAATAACGATAAATAGAGTTCTCTAATATTTATAATAGAAGAATTATATACAAAAATACGGAGCTTAAAATGGCCTCAACAAAACACTTAAAAATAAAGAATACTGGTATTCTTTTTGAACTACTAACAAGACAGATAACGGCAGACGTTCTTGAAGGAAAAGAAAATTCTGTAGCTATTAAGACTATGAAAGGATTCTTTTCGGAAAATACAGAACTTGGTAAAGAGTTAGAACTTTATAATGTTTTGATGAACGAAAAATTTACCGCCGAAAAACAAGCTGAGAAATTGATTGAAGCTGTCGTAAAATCAAGACAAAGATTATCTAACAAAAAATTAAAGTTAGAAAAGTACAATTTGATAAAGAGTATTAAAGAGTCTTACGACATAGTAAACTTCTTTTCATCTCGTATTCCAAATTACAAAGTTTTTGCTTCTGTATACAAGTTGTTTGAGTACAACACAAATCAACATAGAAATAATCCAACCGATGAAATTCGTAATAAGTATTCTATTGTTGAACACATTATAAATAAGAAAGTAGATTCTTCTGTAAAAACAAATAAGATAATAGAGACTTATAAGAAATCAGAAAAAGATTTAAGATTGTTGACTTATTCGATGTTAGTTGATAAGTTCAATAACAAATATTCAGATTTGAATGAACAACAAAAAGCTTTATTGAAAAAGTATATAGAAAATGTATCTAATACCAATTCTTTACGTGAGTTTATTAATGATGAAATTTCAAAAATCAATAAACAACTAAAAGAAAAAGTAAAAGATGTAGATGATAAAGTTACTACAATAAAGTTAAAAGAAGCTATGAAGTTAACTAAAAATTTAACTAATCATAGAGTTGTTAAAGATAGCGATGTGGTTAATTTGATGAGATATTATCAATTAGTTGAAGAGATAACTAATGTCACTTCAAAAGGGTAATTTAAAGGAACTTCGTAATCTTATAAAACAAATTGTAAGAAAAGAATTAAACGAAGCTAACGTATCGAGTAATATTGACGGGGGTGAAGGCCCACCATCAACACCGAATTGGGTTAGTAGAAAGAAAAAAAGTAAGAAAAAGAAAAAGTCTGGATATAGTGGTGGTCATAAAAAACCAACAGTCTTGGGCTATATGTTAGCTATTGACCCAAAATTAAGAAAGAACTCTTAGGAGATAATTGTGAAACGATTTAAAATAAAAGAAGTACATCGTTGGTTAAATAATCTTCCAGAAAATAAGTGGAGAAAAATTTATAAAGTAGATGCTAAAAGAGTAGCTCACTTTATTAATCATGGTGGTAATGTAGAATTACCAAGTACCCTAAGAAGAAAATATGGGGATACTGATTTTGTTAGAGAAAAAAAGTTAGCAAAAGGATTTTTACTTAACAAAATTGAAGAAAAGAAAAAATTACAAAGTGAAAATTTAGTAGCAGATGCTGTACAACCACTTATCGTAGAAGAGTTAAAAAAATTAAATAGAGATGGTATACTAAAAGAGATTTCATCAGAATCAAGAGAGTTAAGATTGTATATTGATAATGATGCTAATCTTTATAAACAAAGATATATACCAATTTTAAAGAATTTATCTAAATTCAAAAAAAGGGGTAAGTTTAATTCTAAGTTAGCTGTCAAAGCATTCATGTATTTGGTTGATGATGGTGCTAAAAAGTATATAAAAGATTTTGGTGGTGATAGAAACACCTTTTCTAAAAAACATAAGTTAGAACTAGCTAAAGATTACGCTGAAGAGTTTGAAGAACAATTTAATAATAAAGAATTTGATTTCATGAAATAGGAGCCAAGGATGTCCAAGTCACTTTTAATAGATACTATGTTATTTGAAGTATCTCCACAACATATAAACGAGTCAATTTCCGACAATAATGGTAGATTGATTGTTAGTGGTGTATTACAAAGAGCCGAATCAAAAAATCAGAATGGTAGAGTATATCCAAGAGAGATTTTAATGAGGGAAGCTAAAAAATACACTAAAGAATTTATCAATCAAAAAAGAGCTATGGGTGAGTTAGACCATCCAGAATCTGCCGTTGTTAATTTAAAAAATGTTTCACATAATGTAAGTGAAATGTGGTGGGAAGGTCAAAATTTACTTGGAAAAGTAGAAGTACTTTCTACACCAGCTGGTAATATACTAAAAGAGTTATTCAAAGCTGGTATTAAACTTGGAATTTCTTCACGTGGTATGGGTTCTGTTTCAGAAAGTAGTGAAGGTGATACCGTAGAAGTACAAAAAGACTTTGAATTGATAGCGTTTGACTTTGTATCTAATCCATCTACTCATGGTGCGTTTATGCATCCAATGAATGAGTCTGTAAATTACAATACTAATGAAAATCTTAGAGAAGATGGTAGTGTTTGTGATAAATGGTGTAAAACCGAATCTATTATCTCTGATATTTTAACTGGAGTTTAGAATGAAAGATAGAAATATGTGGAAAAACTGGAGAAATTACAGATTAGACAATCCCACATTTAATCCAGACCTAAATGAACTTCTTAAAGAGGGTGAAGACGAAACTTTAAAAGGTCTTAGTGAAGGAATGTTAGCGGCAGTACAAAATCTCGTTCCAACATTAACAAATTTTGGTAAAATGACTGCGATAATGATGAATCCAAAAGACCCTAAAAAATCAGAAGAAGAAAATGAGTTAAGATTACAATTTGCTAGAAACTCATTACAAGATTTAGAAGAAAACGCTAAATTATTGGTTTCAAATTATAAATTTATTATAAAATATATTAAAGAAGAGTATGGTTTCACTACCGATGAAGATGAGAGTAAAAAAGATGGATAAGTTAACCAATAATACTCTTAAAAAAATTGACAAAGGTCTTGGTGACACAATCGCTAGAGCTATAAAAACAGTATCACGTGGTAAAATTCAAGAATGTGGTGGTTGTACAAAAAGAAAAGAATTTTTAAATAAGGCATTTCCGTATAAAAATGATTAAGAAGGTTGGAGACAAGTACGTTGTCTATGGTAAGAGTGGTGGTAAAAGGCTCGGAACACATAATTCAAAGAAAAAGGCCGAGAAACAATTAGCGGCTATTGAAATATCAAAAAACATACGTGGTGAAGTACGTAAGTTGGTAAGAAGTGTTGTTTCAGAAGCTACTACTGGTGCTCTAGCTATCCAACAGATAAAAAATCAAATACAAGGTGACCAAGCTAATACAAATCAAGTTACTGGTTATGATAAAGAGTATTTTGTTATTGGTAGAACCTTTGATAAAGCGGATGATGGTGCTGGACACAAATATGAAGCTCTATACACAGTATTAGTAAATAAAGATGACGATGAAGTAGTTGTTAATCGTATAAATCTTGGAACTGGTGATGGTGCTACATTTTTAAGAACCAATTTAGATGGATTTGGTAGGGATTCAAGAATACCTACATTGGTTAGAAGTTTGTTGTATGATTTTTTAGGTATACCTGACCCATTAATGTCGAGTTTTTAAACTACGATATATTTATATAAGAGAATAATTATGGCAAACATAAAATTATCAAAATTGGTAAAGAAGACTAATAGTTTTAGTGGTAAGGACGGAGATAACTACGATGGAATTGGTTGGTTTCCAAATAAAAATATGGAAAACGCTAATAAAGTTGAGACAAAAAATAAAATAAAGGCCGCTAAAATTAAAGAGACTTCAAAAAAATTTAAGAGTACATTTGAAGAAGAGAATAAAGATGGAAAATTATCAAATGTACCAGAAAAAATGATTAAACACAAGATGGATGATAATACTGGACAAAAAAAGAGTAATCCCAAGTTTATCAATCCTGACAACGTAATGAAATATATAGAGGAAACTAATATGAAGATATCTAAAGAACAAATCACAGATATTATACGTTCTGAAATTAAAGATGCTATACAAGAATTTCGTATAGATGAAAAGGAACGTGGAAAGGGTGGAGGCCCCGCACAATCTACTGGTTTATCAGTTTCACAAGGTCTATCTAAAGGTGGATTTGCAATACAGAGTAGAACTGGTATTGCTGGTGACAC